ATGCATCATCAGCACTACCTAAATAAAGGCTATCTCGAATCATCTGAGGCAAAACCGAAACCGACAACAAAAGATCAGAGCCAGCCCCCCATAACGTATGCTTTATCCCTTTCTTAGTAATGATAATTTCATGACCGGAATCTTTGTTGATAACGGGAGCATCATAAAACCCATGATCAAATGCATGAGACAAGGCATCTTTTGTTGACTCGATTACCCCACTTTTTATATCTATAACTGGCGCATTCTCAGGAACACGACTTGCTGAATCAGGCAATTGCCACCGCTTCACTTTTGGGTTCATCTTCGAGGGCTGCAGCACCAGCTTCGAGCGATCTGCCTTCAGAAGATCCGGCCTGAATACAATTATGGATTTGGTTAACTTGCTATCGGAGGGATTGTGGCCTATATTGCCTTTAGAAACGTTGGTGGAGCGAGCTGTGTCATCTCCACTCTTTGAACTAATAGTGTCCGTCCTCGTATTAGTGGCGTTTCGTCCTTCCTCCTTCTCAAAAGCAGTAAGCAGCCAAGTCTTTGCTGCACCATTCCAAGCAAGACGCACAGAGACAAAATGGTCATCAGTCTCTAACCTTATCCTATTCTTTGTTTTTGAAACAACAGACATGAACTGAAGGATTCTTGGCAGAGCATCAATCACTCCCGGATGGTATTTAACAAGTTTCGACAGCCCATAACCGTCACTTTTACCAGTACCTTCCTGACCCCAGACTAAGTCAATATCACCAATCTCAGGGTGATATAGGGCTGCGATAGCCTCACCATTACGCTCTTTTTTCAGCCGCGCGATAGCACCAGCAGGATTATGCCGGTACTCACGGTGAATAGGGCCAAAATCACCATCAGCAGGCAATTGCCACCGCTTCACTTTTGAGTTCGTCTTCGAGGGCTGCAGCACCAGCTTCGAGCGATCTGCCTTCAGAAGATCCGGCCTGAATACAATTATGGATTTGGTTAACTTGCTATCGGAGGGGTTGTGACCTATATTGTTAACACCTGTGGATGGTTGCGCTGCGAACGATTCGGACGTTTGCGAGACGCTACCTTCTGGTATTGCACTTGGCGCGGAGCGAACCTTCCACATGGTCTTAAAAGAAATAATACGCATTACTTTTTCCTTAAAATATTCTGAATGACCCGAGTGAACTCCGGGTCATGGTCTTTCTCAGGGATATCCAGACGAATCCAAGTCCCACGGCAATTGTGGACAACCACTCCCCCACGAATCACATAACTTTCATCATCATCAACCCCGAAGTTGTACAGCCTGCGATTCCTAACATTTCTCCGAGTCACCTTTTCAACAGTCAAACTACCAAACTTGTACTCACCAGAATGGTTCATTGCCAATCTAGCAACAGACTCAGAAACTGCAGAAGGGTTACTTTTTGCAAAAGCGGCATCAAACCTCATAGTTGTCCAACCAAGATCACTCATTTCTGCATCACGCGCTTCATCCCTGCCAGCATTTAACCTCCCATGCCATGGCGCACCATCGATTTCTACACATATCATTTCATTAGGCAGTGCAATGTCTGCGAAAAAACGCTTAGGACGACCAAGCGAATCAACAGAATTTCTAATTACGGGGTGCTGCAGAGATACCGATAACCCAAGTCTACTCAACATATCCCCAATATTTTTTTCAGATACAGAAGGGGTGTAGTTTTTTGTACCATTGGATAATGCACTTTTCCTTCTAACCTCTGCTGTTTGCATGTGCGAGTACCCACGCTCTTTCATAACAGCTCTTCCTGAAGAGGTTAGCTCTCTACGCTGCTCCACAGTCAACTTACTCATTCGATGACAGTTTCCAGCAGAAGCGGCCTGTTTCGCCGCCTCAAGCGCAACTGGATCATTGGTTGAGAATTGATTTTTTCCATTCTTCGGGTGGCATGCAGCAGAACAATAAGTCACATGGTCATGCTTAATATTTATGAACTCTTTTCCGCACGTAGGACATATCTTGCAGACAGCCACAACGCTATCATTACAATTAATTTCACCAGCGGGAACCCACCCACGCTTAGTTAGAACCGGGTGCTCAGGTGTCATAGAAGGAATGCTACTTCTATTTTTGCCGTCAAAAGAGGCATGCAGCGTTACGACTTCCCCGGAATATATCTCGTCTTCCAGAACCCAATTCACCGCCCTAAACCTGCCTTTATGCGTCAGAACAAGATCACCGATCATGATGTCGCTTATACATTTCCAGCCATCGGTCGTATAGATTGGGACCGTAGGATCAACAAAACAATGAGGGTGCACCGTTCCAGCAGGAACCCACCAAGTCTCTGAGGCAGTACGGTCAACCATCCCCATCGGAGTGCGTTTGCGAGCAGCAGAAGACCGACCGACATTCGACTTGCCAATCCATACCTCCTTCGCGCCATCCTTATCACGCTTGGCAGGCGGTACTACGGTAAACACCAGCCCATCGATCGACCGACAGAACTTGCACGCACCGTCATACATCTCAAGACGGCGTACCTTGGCCCCATCCGGCATAGAGGCAATGAACCCCTGCCCGAAATTCTCCCCCCCTTCAGTCAGAGCAATACGCCGCCAATCCCGGTTGAAAGTGCCGAAATCATCAAACAGTTTCGTTTGCAGAGAGGAGACCGCCTCAGCATGGGGGGTGCCGCTGAACTCGTCCTCCTGCCAGCCAATAACAGCCATACGCAACTTGGCCCGCACAGAGCTATGGAGGTTTGATACGTGTTCGGCGCACTTAATCTGACCGAAGCGGAGTGCCGCGTGCTGCGCTTTTTTCAACTGCACGCCCGCACGATAACCCCCTGCCTGATACGACACCTCAGCAACAAGGGCAGAAGCTGCAGCCTCGGAGATTTTATCCATCCGAGAGTTCACCCGCCCCATCATCTGGGCCTTCGATACCAGCCATTCGGCCTCATCGATCAACACGTCCTCCGGGAGATACCGCTGGACGAGGTACTCCACAACCAGCATCCAGTCGTAGAGTTCGAACTTATTAGTCGGGAGGTTTTCGAGGTAGATTTTTACAGCCTGCAGCTCGGCACGTGACCAGCGAGGGTGAATATTTGGGGCTGTATCAACCGGCTTACGATCGCGCCCACGGTCACGGTGACCATTAATCCAATACATCAACTCCGACTGCAGGGAACCATGGCGGTCAAGGCCGTGATTTGTCCACTCCTCAATAAGCTGCCGGATGAATGGAGATTCATGGGGTCGCCACACCCCGTCATCATCAAACGAATCGGCCTTGAGCAGATCAGAGGACAAGCAATGATCACACATCACTTATCCTTCAGAATTAAATCGCGCTCATCGTCGGCGTTTTTGTCGTCCGCATCATCAGCATTGTCGGTGGTGTCTTTGGGATTATCAGCCTCCTGCGCACCCACAAAATGATGTTTTCCCGTAACCCGGTCCTTCAGGATAGCACCAGCCTCCCCATGGTCCACCACATCATAGCCACGCTCTGCCCTTTTCTTGTGGCCAAGGAACGAACCCCATGGAACGCCGACATTGCCGCTGTCGTGGGATACTGTGCAGCCGTCCTCACCATGTGCGAGCACGCGACCAGAACCAATACCTTGCTCGGGGTGGTTGAAGAAAATCTCATCATCAATACCAACCCCAAGATCATTGGCCTTCGCCAGAACATTATCACTGAGAGAGAAAAACATCTTACCGTCAGAGTCTCGTTGGACATCACGCAATAATTGGACTATATTGATATTAGACCTCAGTGCTTGAGCCGATGGATGCGTCCTCGGTGGCCCCTCTAAAGCGGGGGACTCGCTGGGGTCGTTTAATTCTATCGATGTGAGCGCATGCATGTTTTTTCTGCTCGCCCCATCAGTCAACTGATAATCCTTCACAGTCAACTTCACACGATATAGCTTTCCTCCCATTTCAACAGAGGAGTAGAAGCGATGTACCGCTTTAACGTCCGAATTACCTTTGTTATCGGTATGAGATTCAGCCAACACAGCATGGCGAACAATATCTTCCGCTCCAGACAAAATCATCTTCAGGTCTGTAGACGTTTGCCCTTGCCACTTTGCGAGCTTCTTCCAATCTTGCCGAGTTACAATAAACCCCCAGCCAGTATCATCGTTATGCACTCCATTCTTAGGCCATTTTTTCAAAAACGAAACAGCCTCAGAGCGTAACTCACGCAACCCCATATCAGTATTCTTTTTGCTGACAGAAATATTTACAACCTGAATGCTCTTTTTTTCAAGACCACTTCGCTCTCCGTAAGAGCAATACTTTCCGTCATCATCATGACACCCATTGGCCTTCAGTAGCCCGCCCTCGCCCCCCCGATCATCAAGAATGTCTGGCGAAACCACTCCAGAAGAGTCGGCTTTTCTAAGCGTTCCCGCCTCCTCTCCTCCTTCTCTACCATCGCCGCTCTCCGAGGGAACAGTCGCGCTTCCTCTGCCCGCATTACCGCTGCCTTTCTGCGACGAATCGCTCTCTTCTTTTTCCGAAGTTTTTTCGTGTGCATTTTCATCTTCTTCACCCTCCTGTTTGAAATCAGGATGCTGCTCTTCACCATCCAAATCAGCATCGTCCGGAACCTCCCCAGAAGCACCCTCTTCCGCACCCTCTTCCATCTGCTTTTCCTGCTGCCAGATAGTAGCCAAAGACGGATTGACAGGAGCCTCACCCCAACCCTCTTCTAACGGCGCATACCCCTCTTGAGCACGCACCTCATTAACCGTGAGCACCGTCTTTTTCAGCTCGTGTTCTTTGTCCTGATCGGTATCGTCCATGCCGGTCCAGCGGAACACCCACTGCTCGCCAAACTCTTGGACTATGAAATCGGTATAGATGGACTCGAAATACCCCAACAGAGGCTTGAGTCCCTTATCCTTTGAATCTGCAATACGCTCGGCAGTATCGGACCCAGAAAGAGCAGACTTCGAAGAGCTAAACGACTCGAAATTAATCTCATCCGGGGCGATACCGTAGATGGCACAGATCATCGAGGTCAGAAAAGTCATCCATTTAGAGAAGTACATCTCGTCGAACTCTTTACCGAAGTTCTCAAAAGATGCCTTCGACTCCTGATCCTTCGATATCATGACGGGAAGAGTCCATGAGTTGTGCACACCCTTCACCATCGCATTCCAGTACCGCTTAAATGCCTGCAGGTCCGTCTCGTTGTATTCGCCAGACAAATGCAGCATCCCCTTCGGGATCGCGTTATCAGAAAACCCCTTGATATTGAGAGTCATGGCATTAAGGAACCCGGTAACCACTCGGACCAGCAGCTCGGTCTCAGAGAGACCATAACCACCAGCATTTACATCACTACGGGGATTGCGAGGCTCGTAGATCAGATCTTCGAAACCATAGGCGGTGGAGATACGCCCCTGAATAACCTGCAGGGCAAAAATATCTTCATCCCCCCGGTACCCTGTATCTGGACAAAGACGAATGGTCGCTCCATCAACAGCGTACAGGCCATCCAGCCCGAGCGAGCGATCGCGCTTGTACTCGGTCTCGATAGCCGCCGAATCCATAGACAATGTGTCACGAACCAGTTTAGCCATGAACGCACGCATATTGTCACGCTTGAGCCGCCTACGCTTGCGCGGATTGAACTCCCAGCCGTTATTCACCACGAACTGCTGCATCAGATTGACACTGCGCTTCTCGATATCTGTAATCTCGTGATCAGAATCCCGATGCCGGATAGCAAAACCGGTACCCTCTCGGGTCTCCTGAATGCGGCAAAATGCCTGCACCTGCCGAACCCGAGTCATAACAACCGCGCTCAATACAGGAGTTTGGTCGACCATATTGCGCAACCCCTCAAATGTCATGGAACCGGGCCGCTCCATATAGTCACCCATCCGGGCCATCTGCCACTCATCCTGATAAACCGACTGCATCCCCTTGTCTCCGGCATTTTTGGAGGGAAACGGGACGATGTTGGAGTATTCATTGGCCTTGAGAATATGAGGCTGTGAGGACATCTCTCTGTAAATCTCTTCAATCATCGGGGCCAAGCGAGCGACTTCAGAGCGGTCAACAGCAGCTTCCTGTATCTCGGACTGAGCATCAAAACGCTCATCCGCAGGAGCAGAATCATTAAAGGCGGTTCTTTGAGTATCGTTCATTCCGCAAGGGTATCGTCACGACCCGAGGAATTTAATCAACTACATAACGATGATAGTTTTCAACAAACTCCTGCTCGGTACCAGCACCATTTTTAGTGTTGTATACCTCCTTCCACATCTCAGCAAGACCCTCGACATCGTTCGCATTCGGCAGAGGCAAAGGGGATCTCCAGTACACAAGACGCGCGATTGATGTGGCATACGGTAGACTGCTGACAAGCATGAAATCCTGATCAAACCCCGAATACATAAATGATGACACCTTCTCAGCTATATCCGGGCGGTATTTCAGATATTTATTCCAAACATCCCTGTTGGTCTTCGGCTCAATTTGAAACATCCCACAGGCAGGACCGCCACCAATCTGACGAAGGTACGTCCCCATTTGGGACTCTTGAGCAGCGGTGCCGAGCAACAGGTTCTCAGCTGCAGGAGACCACTTATCAAGGAACTTCAGAGTGGGACGAATAATCTGCTTTCTTAAGTGGGCACAGTGAATCATGGCGGTCTCCATAAAATAGAATCAAGGAGATACTTGCATCACGACCCACTAGCCCATACCTCTGACCATACCTCTGACCACAAAGAACGCCCTTATTCGAGGGAGCAAAACAGGAAATACCAGACTGCGAAGAGAAGATTCCCGGAAGGAACGATCAGGGAAAAGCAGATGAAAGGATCGCCTTATCACCACAAGAGTCACAAAAGGATGTCATGCGGCACCAGAGACATCAATCGCGCAAACCAATGCAGGCTGATTATTGAAATGTGGGTGAACAATCTCCCGGAGTGTGTAGCCCCGGTATGGCAAATCGATGACCGTAGAGGGACTCACTTTCTGGAAGGCACGATAGAGCCGAATCCCGGTGTAGCTGTTTTTATCCAGACTCTCCTGCCACTTTTCAGCCAAACGGAACTCCTCCCGCTTGGTACCCGCCCGAATCTCATCAAAATATCTGAACGTGAGATGGAGATGGAGAATTTTATCCTCAGACACTACAGCTTCCCCCGTTCAATCAAAATATCAGGAGAAACACCACACATCTCTGCCAATTCTCGGTAATCAGTAGGCATCCGGTTATAACGCCGCCTCCAGTAGAACCTTCGGATAGCACGCCACGGTGATGGGAACCCCACCAGCAAGAAATCAACCATCAAACACCCTCCATAAAAACACCACGATCACGCAGCTTCCACAAAGCCTCAGAACACTCTTCACCGCAGGCAAACATTACGGTCCCGGCACCAGAACGACCCTTCTTGTGCTCGTTCTCAAGCCCCGGTACAAAATCAATTCGACCCGACAGAAACAGTGTCCTTTTCGCCTTCTTCATCGCCTCCTGACACCAAGAGGCATCGGTACGACTGAATACCATGGCAATACCGTTGTTATGATCGAAAAACCGGCGCATCCAAAAGCTGGTATCGACACCGTATGGTGGATTCATCCAGACCCGACCAAACCACTCCTTCTGCAGCCCGTTATCAAAAACGGTGTACTTGGTGGTGGCAGGAATGAAAGACTCCATATCGTAGGGAGAAGCCGGATCAAGATCGAATTGCAACCCCAGCTCATCGAATACCCACGCAGGCGTATACCATTCAACACTCTTTCTTGCGTGCATCTTGCGGGAGACACCAAACATTCCGCTCATTTCTCGAATAGACCCACAACCTTGCGGTAGATGTCCTTTATAGAGACCCATGAAATCGGTACAGACAGGGAGTAATCTCCCGCCCCACCGCACTCCTCACAAAACTCACCATCAATCACCCCCGAATCGCAATGCTCGCAAGCCAATATTACAGTTTCCTTAAACTCTCCGGAGAGAGCCTTTTTTGCACCATTTTCAGCCGTTAACTCGGACGGCAAAACAGTGTGGCTATCGGGCACCCGAAACCAACCCATGCGATTGGCAGCGTGCTCTTCCAGAGAGGAGAGGTCACCGTCAATACTGGTGATCCAGACATAAACATCAGGAGGAAGTATTTTTAGTAGTTTTGTGATGGCGAACTCATCCGCATCATCACTGCGAATAATCAGAATAGATCCGGGCTTCAGGGCAGAGGGATCAATCACAGAGGCATTATCTAAAATATTACTCATCGATCAAAAACCCGTTATCTTCAAAATCGTAATAGATAAGCTCAAGACCCGAGTTATCCATCATATTGAGGGCATCCTGCACCGTTGTGCCGGTGGCGCAATGTGTGCCCAGAACGTGGGTGACCATCCGTTTAATGAATTGGTCCGATGCAGCATACGAGCGAGCAAGACGATCGATGACCTCCTCCCTGTTATCGTTATTTACCTTCAACATTTCAATATTTTCAATCGACATCACTCACCCTTCGCAATAAAAAAGTCACAGCCGGGATCCGTCTTCCGGACTCTCAGCACCACAGGACTCTCGCTACAACTCCCATCCTCCTGCATAGAGATGCAATTCCCACAAACCTCACCCTCCAGAGGAGTCTCAATCATATCCAGCACGCTGGTCGGCAACCCCGGCATAGCCTGTTCAACCTTATTTCGCATATCGCTCACATCTGAGTCTCCTGTATCTGGCAATATAAATTGAGTGGTCCCGTAGGCCCGGCACCAAGCAGCGCAACAAAGCATGTAACTGAATGAGAAGTGAGGGTCGATCCCCACCTTGATAACCTTGCTGCGAATTTTGTGCTCGTGCTCGTCTTTTTCGGTGACCAGAGCGGTGTGGCAGAAGTGGTCAAAGACCATATCCCGGAGGATGGGACGCTTCTCCTGCCGGCCCTTAATCTCCAGATCCTGAATCAACCCGGTAGGATCCGGGAAAACAGTGGTCATTCCGGTCAGGCGAGCGAACGCCCAACTCATCATTTTGTACTGATCAAGAGACAGCGTGTAACGATCACGAGCCTCCGCAGCAGTCTTCCGGTCAGATTTCGAGACAACCGCATCCCCCCAGCGCATCATATCGTCAGGAATTTGCTTGTAAGAAGCTACTAGAAAAACACGCCCTAAGTGACGCTGTGAAAAGGCTTTAGCAGAATCGTAATTGGGTAACTGCTCGCAGACACAGACAGCCACATGATAATCATGCATCAGCTCACTCATCCGCGCCCAAGGGTCGAGGCCATAGATCGCCTCAACATGAATGATACCCATCCGACCATCATTCAACCGCTCGGCAATAAGGGCACACGAGAACCCGCCCATGTTATCGATCCCCATAAACGTCTGCTTCCCGGTAGTCTTCCAGACAAGGCCGGCCTCCATGCCAGCAGTGGCGCAACGGTTCAAGACATCAAGGTTAACCGGCATTTCGTCCGGATCAACATAGGGCTTACCGAGTTTACGGCGAAAAAAGTTGGTCCTATCGTGGGCATTGTAGAACGCCTCAATTATCTCCCGAGCTGATATCGTGGGAGAGAGCATCTGGTGAAAGTGCACCGAGATACGGCGAGCCTCCGGATCCTCGGGAATCCATTCACCCAACTGCGTGTCATCCACCCAGCCGTCACAATGGGGGCAACAGTACCGGTAATCTCGCAGATCCGTATCCATCCGAATAATGGTCCCAACCTTATCCGGGAAGTACTCGTCCATTATGAACGACTCACCACAAGAGGGGCACAATGTATGAAAACGATGCCGGGTACCGCGCTTGAACCACCAGTTGATGTCTCCGTCCGGGTACTTGGCAGTGGACCCCATCAAAATAAAGCGGATTTTCGAGGCAGAAAGACGCTCCGTTGTCTTCTCCATGTCGGAAATTGTCATCTCTTGCACTTCGTCGAAGCTGAGCATATCCAGTGGGAACGACTCCGTAACAGAGGAGCCAGAGGTCCATAGGAAGTGGTAGCGACTACGCCCGATGTTACGGATCATGACGTTACCCTCAGAGGATCGACCCCGAGTCAGAAGATAATATGCATCCGGGATCGTCCGGACCATCGGCAGAAAACGCTCTGAAGACTTCGCCGCCGCCAACTTCTGATCAGGCAGATACATCCCAATCTTCACCGATATGAACTTGAGTCCCCAATAGATCGTAGCCAGCATCTCTAGCACCGTAAACCCAACCTGCGCACACTTCTGCAGGATTATCGTGGACTTATGCGCATCTTCTATAGTCGACGGCATCAGCTCGTAGAGCCACCGCATGGCAGGCCGGTCATCCAGAGAGAACGGGGTACCATCCACCTCCAAACCATCCTTAGCCAACTGTTCGCACCACTCCACAAACGTCATATCGTCAGGAACAACGATCTTCTCAGGCAAAGAGACGCGCTCAGCCAGTCTGCGCCTGCGCTCCCGCTCAACAGAACATGCCTGCGCCCGGTTGTACCGTCTACCCATCAGCGACCACCAGAAATGATCCGGTCCAACTCAGCATCAGAGAGTTTAGTCGGGTCAAAGTCACCCAAATCATCCAGACCCCACGCCTTACGCTCTCCATCCTGACGAATCTTAATCGCCTCAGTTGTGATCTTTGCCAGCTTCGCCTTCTCGAAAGCATCCTTCGTGCCTCCTATACGAGAAGTGAATGATTCCTGAAGCAACATACGGGGAATCTTCCACTCCTCCCGGTGGCGAGCAATCACCACAGCTCGCAAATCCTCCGACTCTTCGCGGGAAGCCTGCTCTTTTTTAGACGCAACCCCGTTGCGCTCATCCACGTCTTTCGTTGCGTTAGCGTTGCGTTTATCCGTTTCTTTCTTTTCAACATCTTGTTTTTCAGAGCTTTCCTCTAACGCAACGGTATCGGCCTTCCGGTGCGCGGCAGAATTGATCCCAGAGAGAGATCCCCTCCGTTCCCACGCGGAACCATTCTTCGCCTCAGCTTTTGCTTTGCGAGAAATGGAGCTTTTAACGGGAGCTTTAAATCCATGCTTCTTAGCGGCACGCTGACCAGCAACTGTGAAGGAAGGCTCGTCCGGGTCATATTCCCAGATAGTGCGGATAGAGGCCCAGTCTGAATCGGTTAGTCGTGTATACATCGGAAAGTCTTTCTTATTATTATTTTAGGGGGGAAACGCCATATATCAGATGATCAGAGAGAGCTGGAGCTGGTACTGGTACTGGTTTACCAGAAATATAACCATGACTCTTTTCAAGCCTATCAATCAGTTCGGGAACAGCCTCATAGATCAAAGAGACGACACTTTCATTTATAAACGTGGATAAGGATATCCGACAGTGATAAATAAGAACGCCGTCCTTGACAGAAAAGGATTCAAAATCATATTCATCTCTTTTCAGATACTCCACGATCACCTCAACATCTGATAGATTGGCGTAAACATCTGGTTTAAATTCTCGTAAAGCAGCAGGAAACACCCCCGGTCGATAATCAGTAGTCATCTACACATCTCCAGTGGCGCACCAAAATTCACGGCGACCACCATCATAGGCACGACCGTGTCCGGATTTGATCAGGGTTTCAGAGAGATTAACGCCATCCACATAGACATCGGCAACGATCCGGAAATACTTTCCACGAGTAACGTCACGCAAAACAATGGACTGAGAGGTAAACAGGTGTCTACGGACGAAATCCCGAGCTGCAATGGCCTTGCGCTTCTCATAGGGGCACCTACCACGAATCTCAGGTGTATCAACACCACGCACACGAACGGGAATGCTTCTGCCGAATAGGGGGGGCCAATCATGGACGGTCACCCGGAGAGTATCTCCATCATAGATGTTCTCAACACGATCGATCTCAACCCGAGACATCATCTCCTTGGCCTGTACAGCAGAGACCATGCAGGAGGAGAGCATCAACACTGCAACAGACAACCCAATAAACATATACTTTTTCATAACATACACTCCTTTTTTAATGCACCGTCTCGTTGTGTTTGGCCCTAGATTCCTTCAAGGCTCTATTAACCGAATCGGTACTAACCTGAACATTGATATTTAGGGAGACGATTAATCTTTGAGATTTCTCTCCCGGCTTGTAATCAGGGATAAATACCAATCCGCGTTCAACCAAGTCCATGAACCCACTCCAGATCTCGGCATGAGTCACACTACCGGGGGGAATACCTGAAGCAATCTGGTCGATCAGAATGCGCACATACCCATTGTCGAATGGCATCGAAGACTTATCATCTGGTGATTTATTCGACTCCCAATCAAACATCTTTGGCCTCCTCCCAACTAGCAGTGAGGTCATCGACAATCTTCTTGGGGAAAGTCGCGCCAGTGAGAGCGTGTACAGGTGCCCTACCGGTGTATTTGTAGTACCGGGCACAGATCACATCAACGAACCGGGGATCCAACTCCATCAACCGGGAAGACATGCCCATCCGCTCTGCAGCCATTAAGGTGGTACCAGAGCCACCGAAACCATCAATGACGATATCCCCCCTACGGGCAGAGTTCCGGAGTAGTCGCTCCCAGAGGGCTACCGGCTTCATTGTGGGATGAAGTGGACTTCGCTTGGGCTTGGGACAAAAGATCATCGATGTCTCAGCCTCCTCAACCACTGTACTCCCATCGATATAGATCACTTTATCGTCAGAACGGATCGCATATCGACCATCTGGCATCTTCTCAAACGGCGGGTATTCCCCAACGTCTTGAACTGTAATGTTTTTCCTGCCCCCGTACCAGCGGTGTGCGGCCCCTGTCTTCCATCCGTAGAGAATAGGCTCAGAGATAGGCTGGTAGTCCAAACGCCCCAGCACGAACTGATCCTTGCGCCACGTGAGGCATCCGGAGAGTTTGAACCCCGCCTCAATGAATGCACTACGGAAATTGATACCCTCAGAGTCCGAGTGAGAAACATACATCGGCGCACCGGGCTTCATATTCAAGTAGGAGCAGCTATAGAAATCGAGCAGAAACTGCCGGAAGTCACCGTCCCCCATATTGTCATTCTCGATCTTTCCGGCAAGATCTGATTCGTAATTGACGTTATAGGGAGGATCACAGAGCTGAATGTCGGCCTTCTCCCCATCCATCAGAGTCATCCAGTCATCGGATGTGGTAGAACTCCCGCACATCAACCGGTGTGGCCCCAGCACCCAGACATCTCCTAACTCCGAATGAGCCTCGTCTGGAATGTCCGGCACATCATCAGGGTTTTTGTCTTCAGGATCCAAGAGATCCGGATCCAAAAGATCTGTGAGATCGTCACCAAACCCCAGAAGCTCAAGATCGAAATCAGCCAGATGAAGATCCGCTATTTCTAACTTTAGTAGATCGTTATCCCATTCTGCCCAATTTGCAGACTGATTGGCGAGCAGCCGAAAAGCCTTTATTTGAGTATCTGTAAGCTCATCTGCGAGAGCAACCGGAATGGTTTTTAGCCCTAACACCTTGGCAGCCTTCAGCCGAAGGTGTCCATCAACAACAGTGCCATCAGACTTAGCCACAACAGGGATTCTGAAACCAAACTCTTTGATTGCAGCGACCATCTGGTCAACGACAGCATCATTCTTGCGAGGATTTCTCACATAAGCTACTAATTTATCAATCTCCCACTCTTGTACATCAAGCATTACATGCTCCACTGTTATATGCGGCAGACAATGCTCTGCCAGACACACTGATAATTCGCTCCACTACTTCATCCATCTTTTCTCAATCCTCGCTATATCGCACAACAATCTCAGTTGGAAACTCAGGAGTCTGACTGGCATTTTTCACGCAACGTAAGCCAGACTTACGGGACGCGCCACAGAAACAAAGCTCCTTCAATTCCTCTTTCTCCTCACCGCACCCGGCGCAATGAAATACATCTCTCTTTTTTTTTACCCGGTGAAGAATCCTTCCACCACAGCAATGCCGACAAACGTGACCCACAATGTCCCAAGCCATCAAATCAACCTCAACTGACCGGTCTGAATAACATTAGTGTTCATCCCGATACAACATCCCGGGTGGTCACGTAAAGTCTGCAGAGCAGCCTCCTCCCAATCGATCGCATGAGAGATAACAAAGCACCCCTCACTGCTGGTAACCCGCAACGAGTAGACCGGCTTCGCATGGATCGGGTAGGTGCCCTTGCGATTAACGCCAGCTAAAAACTCCCGCTCTCGGTTGTAGCAAGACTTGCAAACTTGGTGACGAACCAAGGGCTGGTCTTTTCGACCACACCGAGTGCAGAGTGTCGCCGGAATTAGATTATGGTAATCCGCTCCAGCGTGTGCTGCACCTATTTTGCAGTCACGACAAGTGTGATAACTATCGGATTTTGAATATTTTTTCCATCTTTCTCCGCAAGCTGAAACACTCAACCGAGCGTGCATCAAAGCGCAGTCAAAATACTCCCCCTCCAACCCCCTAATCTGCTGATACGCTATCTCTGGAACCTGCATTCATATCCTCCGGTGTGTAAAATTCCAACAAAATATCTCCACCCTTCCGCGCTTCTCCGAGCATCGTGAACGGGTGAAAACGACTATCATCAACCTTGTAAGCCTGCGCGATACCATCAAAACCCGATTTAATGGCTGCCTGCACATTGTCCCGATCCCTACGGTTTTTGTTGGGAGGCAAGGCTGTCACCAAGACAATGTAATCCTGATCCGGGAGCAAGGAACCCTTTGCGCAGCGGGCAAGCAACATCGCATCGTGGCGGTATACCTTTGTCCGTTTACTCTTTACCGCCCAATGAACCCGCCCATTCGGACTTAACTCAAAGGGGGGCCACGGAAGACGAACCGTTAAAGATGGGGGGTAGGGAAAAGAGATCAGGTTATTCACACCCACTGAACACCACCCCTTGATTCGTCATCACTTCAATTTGTTTATTAACACGCTCGAGAAAGGTGCTCTGCAAATCATACATACCCTCCCAAGCCCGCATTCCGAGACTGTGAATGCCAAATGCACCAGTATGATGGTCCATGCACAGTGGGATCGTGAATTCATCCCCAGCTTTCTGGCCCATTCCCCTGAACTTGGACCCAATCAGATGATGGATTTGCGCGGGCCTGCAGCAGATGCAGCAACCAAGTTGTGATAATCGATCAAAACGGGATGTACGCTCAGAGCGTGAAAGCTGGCAGCGTACCTTGAGATTTGTCATTGGATGACCTCCCAGCCGCAGTGGTGCAGATCAGTCATCGAGGGAAGCCACAACGAGACACGCCCCCCATCCTTGTGTTGCTCAAGAACACCATTGATCGAGACAACACAACCGTCCAAGAGATCGCGTGTGATACGGTGCCCTTTGATCACAGCCTCAAGAGCCAAGCCAAACGGTAAACCATCAGCCGGACGGTTCGCGTACTCAAATTCCTGCTTAGGACACCAACTCTGGTACCCATCCCGGTATGTAACCAAATACCCCTCAGAGCCAGCCGGGTAATTATCCCGATCAACAAGAGACTTCTCCGGTACAGCATCAACAATCTTTACACCAACATACTTCCCCATACATCCTCCATGAATTACCGACTATCCGTAGACCGCATAAACAAAGTCAGAAAAAAAAACAGCACCGAAAAACATAAAATTACTGAAGAAACCAGAAGCATTGGGAGGATCGGATAGAAGAAAAATGCGAACAGGGTAAATGTCCTATCCAGCTTATCCAGCTTTTCCGATTGCTTCTCCCCACCAAAAAAATCCTCCATTCCTCACTCCAAAATACAATCAACCTATTGTTTTTTAATCTTCAAATTAGGTTGAAAAAATTAACATCAAAATTCACCAACAAAATACCAAGTAAACAGCCAGAACCACCACAAACCCATACAGCGCAAACTCAACTCGTTTCAGGAATCCCATTTGACCCTCCAATAGCCCACCTGACAGGCGGTACACACCTCGTCGTAGTCGTCATGCGAGCGGCACCAGTTGTGCCAACGTAGGGGCCACCTGAACCGCCTGCGAGCCAAACGTCTAATCACCGCGAATACTCCAACACCCAAACATCGACCATCTCAAAGCGAGCCGATGGAGAGAGATGAGGCCAAAGGGTCTCCTGCGCATAACTGCTCCACATGAACGCCATAACCGCATGGTCCAACCGGACAAACTCTCCTTGGTCCATCTTCTCCCACGATATAGATTTAGGGACCGGTACCAACTGGCCTTGCCACGGCACAAAATCCACATACTCAGCCCCGATAAGTAACCACTTCCGAAGCATTTCCTCGGTTGAAAACTTCTCCTGACGGGAAAATAGCCCGTTGATCCTGCTGAAGAAGTGCCGGTGATGCTTGGGGGAACGAGGCTCTTTCCATGAAAAAATGAGACTCTCCATGTCGAGTTTTTTTGACAAAAAAGCAAACCGGGTAAAGAGGCTCTGATCCTTCTCAGAAACACCTCTCCATTCGCCAGAGCCATCACGCCACAAGTTCACTGTCGGCAAAGTTCAGCTCCTCAAGATTCGGCTTCTCAAAATTCAGATATTTACTACGGCATTCGGGACACATCGTATCCACCAAGGATCCGTCCCAATGACCGCACGTCTCACAATCACCCATAGATCCAGCGGGAGAAATACCCCGAGCAGCACTGATATCTAATTTAAGATCGCATGGAATGCGCATACTCAACCCCCTCCTCTCTCAACCACTTATTCGCAGCACGCCTGCCTGCGTTTTATTTTTTAATGCCATCAGGCTCTCCCTCCATAGCCGCTAACCAGACCACTTTGTACTGCCGCCAGACATACGCCTGCGCCGACCGAACTAACTCTTGAACCATCCGTTTGAAGAACTTCTGATCTTCGAACAGAATCGCCACACCATCCTGCTCAATTCTCTGAACACGCAGCACTAGCATTTCCCCCCAAAATTGATCGTAAATGACGAATGTGTGGCTTGTGAGAACTGTCCTCTTCAGCGTCCGGACCAACAGATCCAGCGATAAACCCCCTAACGCTTTCAGACATAGGTTTTTCAGGAGTCGGAAGCAGAGACTGCACATAATCGGATGACAAATGCCCTTTTTCATACGCCGCCCTTAAAACCGCATGGCGCGAGGAAATATCATGACCCAGCGATGGCTTCCAATGGATTGGGATGGTCCCCTCGCGAGCCAGATCCACCGCCCGGTTGTACGAGGATTTGAACGCCATCCTTGCCGCTACATTGTCGCCAGTATCTATAATCGGCTTGGCATCCATCCATGCTGTAGATATCTCATCAGTCCAAACCACGGTCGCACCCTCGTCTGAAACCTGAACAGCGATAGCCCATGCCTCATCAGCAGAGGGGCGACCATCGTTGCTCAGGATCATCAAACGAACATCCGCGAGCTTCGGTAGGAATGGACTGGTCTGAAGTACCCTGCTGAAGCCGTACTGCACAGCCGACAACGGATACTGCCCGACTCCCTCAACCCAAAGTCTCTTCGCTGCAGAGCTAACAGTCTTCCCATGCATCTCGTAGGCAGCATCTAGAGTTTCAAGAAAATCACGCTGTTCTCTCCGATTCATCCCAGCTCTCCATCAAAAACATTTCCGGTACATGGATCGTCTTCACTCCCGAAGTATTCATCGAGCAAAGCCTCATTAGCTGCTTTTTTTGCCTCCGGTGACGTATACGATTTTGATTTCAAGTCAAACAGCCCTTTCCAGCCGTTGCGAACCGTCTGATCGACAACCCCCTGCTGAGCATCAAACGTACCCTGTACAGCCAACCATTCCTTCTGCTTCATCATCGAAACCCCATCCATGCTGGGGAGTTTTATCCGCATCCGGTAAGCGATGTATTCCTGCCACGCGCTGAGGTTTAGGCCATCAGGGATGGTCGAGGGGTCAGGGACAGCTCCGGGGATATCCGAAGAGATCACGGTCAACGATGGTTTTGCAGGAGAGGCATCGGCAACAAAAGGGCTGTAACCCCCCCCGCCACCGATAGGTGGCCCCGATGATGGAGGGCGTGACTCGCCAACAGGGTCTTGGGGGGTATGGGGGGTTGTATCCTTCTCCTCTTCCTTCTCCTTCTCCTTAGCTTGAACACTAGGTGAACGCTCGCCGAGTGTTCGCCGAACACCATTACCAGTAGAGGGAGTTGTTCGCTGAACGCTCGCCGTTGTGGGGGTGTTGGTTCGCCGTCTACCAGACGTTTTCGGTATAACACCATCAGGCAGAGGGTGGTAGTAGGTTGGTTGGTCTATTCTCTGGTGTTTCCAACCACTTACAAGCCAATAACTCTCATTCTGAACCGTATATTCTGTGATTAATTTGGCCTCAATAAGCTCGTTAACCATCGCGCGAATATCTTCCTTAGAAAAAGCGTCCGCAGGGAAGACTTGCATTTTTAATCTCATGATTTTTGCAGGATGAACGCCAGAATCGTCGCAAAAAGTCCAAAGCCCAATGAACAGTAGGCGAGCGTTCGGCGAACACTCTACGATCTGCTCAGAAGTCCAGAATTGAGGCTTAATTGACCTTATGCGTGGCACCGACACTCTCCTAACCAGCCTATGAGAACAGGAGTTGGGGCTTCAGATAATGTAACTTCACCCACATCTTCACGATGAGATGGATCTGGCTGAGATAAAACAATATCGCTCTCAGTGTTTAAGGAAACCTCAAAGGGGTACATTTTCTTGATTTTCATCTGATATAATTTCCTCTCTTCAAGAAGCCCCCTCACATTGGCCTGCAAGCCAGAGGGGGTTGTTTTTTGTGGGGTTAAAACAACGTGTGCGCAAACGTGCGCAAACGTGCGCAACAGCTCTAGTTCGTGCTTATGCGTGCTGATCGGTATCAACTCCTTCGAATACACTGTTGAGTATGGAATGCTCATTCACCTTCTGCTCGATATGCTCAACCGCTAAATTGGTCAAATACAGACTGGAGGAGACTCCAGAGAAACTAGCGAGGCGATCCATGATCTGCTTCTGCTCATGCGTCATGTGGGCACTGATAGCCACAGTCTTACTCCTCCGAGGGCCAGCCATCTATTCCTCCTGTGGATTAAATAAATGTGGAAACCGGCACTTAAAGAACTCGTACCACCCCTTCGGGATTCCTCTTTTTTTCCACGCAGAAACGGAAGCCAGACTGATACTGCAAATCTTTGAGACACTAGTTGTGCCGCCCAGTAAGTCGATAACGCGTATTGCTTCAATAGATTCTATAGATTCCATAACAGGGTCCATCTTAGATAAAACTAAGACTCCATGTCAACTTATACTAACCTCTTGTATGCTATAATTATTTTATGGGATTTTCAGACAGAATTAATGAGGCTATAAGTGAGGCCGGGGTTAAACCGGTTGAGGTTGCTGATGCCGCCGATATCACTGAAGCAACAATGTCTGCGTGGAGGCACGGAAACCCAAAGAAGCCCGCTGCAGACAATGTTTTGAAGGCGTGTAAATTTTTGAGGATCAATATTGAATGGCTGATCTTCGGAAAGAAGCCTATGTCAATTACAGACAACCACGCTTTAGTGATTGAGAAGCACCTGAAGCCTCAACATGAAAAGCTGTTAAAGCTCTTCGAAAAACTTCCTCCACATGAACAATCCTTATTGACAGAGAGGATGGAGGAGCAAGTTGCACACTATGATGATTTGTATAGCGCGATGAAAAAACAGCGCGAAGAATAGGTAATGAACCAACCTGAACTAGCTAGAATTTACTTTCACTCAGGAACTAAAGAGGGGATCAGAGAGGCCAAAATCGCACTAAGTAGCATTCAGGCAACCTCCTTTCTTCGAGAGGCATTAAGTTATGCCTGTAGTAAAATTGAAGGCATAGACTCTTTAGGGGTATATATCCTGCTGGGTGCAGATAAGAATGCATATATTGGAGAGACAGAGAGTCTCTGTGAACGCCTCAAACACCATCACAGTAAGGATGAGCTGAGTTTTTGGGAAGAAACAATCATCCTTACCGGAAAAGATGACTGGCTAACTAAAAGCCATATACGATACATAGAATCTGAACTCTTTAGGCGAGCAAAAAAAAGCGGCTGGAAACTGCACAACAAGAAGAACGCTGCAGTCAACGCTGGCAAACTGCCAGAAGCCGACAAAACCATTACAAAAAGATTCATCCAGCAAGCTGAAACTCTTGTCAGTATGCTGGGGTATGATCTCTTTGACAGCCAAGAGGAGACCCACAAGATAGAAGCCAACCTTTCAATGAAAGGCAACGAGTACGAAGCATACGCAAACCTAGACCTCAAAACCGGAATAGTCACTGTACTTAAAGACTCTAAAGCAAAAGTAACAGAGGCAGACACAACCCCTATTAGTGCCCGCAATAGAAGGATGGAGCTGATAGGTAACGAGACCCTCAAAAAAACAGCAGACAATCTTGTTTTTACCAAAAATACTTCATTTAAATCAAAAAGTGCGGCAGCAGCAGTGGTTGCAGCACATAGCATTAATGGGCAAAAAAGCTGGAAGACTCTCTAAAACTATTGCTCCACACGTTATTAATCTCTCTTAATAACATCACGTAAAACAGTCTGTCAGGACACAATCAGTGTATCTGAAATATATCCGGCAAAAAACTTAGGTTTAACTAACTTTTTTCGTTGACTAATAACTTAGTATAAGCTAAGTTAAACCCATATACACAACATCAGAAAACATCACTACACAACAAAGCACAACGTAGAGAGAGCCGAAATGGGAAACGTAATATTACTGAAACGGATAGACCCAGACAAGGAATTCAAGGAACTCTGTCAAGAGAAGTACGAAGAACTCCGGGCGCACTGGCTGCACGATCGACAAGACTTCGATGCCTTGCATCAAATCATGATTGAGTCTCTGGATCACGAAGGTCTTCAAAAAGCAATCCGGGGTCAAGATTACGAACGAATTGGTCGGGCATTTTTAGACTTCCAAGAGGAATTTCTGAGAGAGAGATCAGAGCGGATTGTTGATCAGGAGTATGGATCCACTAACAACCTGGATGACTTATGAGTGAAACATACAGGGTAAGAGCATCCTCGTGGGCCAGTTTATTTGACTGCGCATACTCATGGCAAGGAACTCACCTCCTCGGAATGAAAAGACCCGGAGGCACGAGAGCTTTACTCGGGACAGCGGTCCATGCCAGCACTGCAGTATATGACGGGCACCGCGAAGAGATATCGATGGATGATGCGGCAGATGCGCTCATCGAGACATTACATCACCCAGAGTTTGAGGTGAACTACAACACAGACGATCTCACTATACCAAAAGCTGAGGCAATCGGACTGAAGCTACACTCCCTCTACTGTAGAGAAGTGTCGCCGCAATATGAATTTGCAGCAGTCGAGCGCGAAACAACTCCGATGGATATCGATTGCGGCGATGGAATCATTATCCAGCTAACCGGAACACTCGATCGATCCAGATCGGTCGTCGGGAAAGAGGGGCACACGCGAATTGCTGACCTGAAGACAGGTGTGAGAGCAGTACAAAAGGGAGAGGCCAAAACGCAGGGGCATAAAGCTCAAGTGGGCACCTACGAGCTTCTGGAAGAACACACCACCGGCAACACGGTGGAAAGCCCCGCTGAGATTATCGGCCTCAGCACCTCCGGCACCCCTAAATATGCAGTGGGCCAGATCGAGAATGCCAAGCAGGTGCTGATCGGAACCGATGAGGCTCCCGGACTGATTGATCTTGCCAAGCAGATGTTTAAAACAGGATTGTATTACCCAAATCCACAAACTTGGTTATGTAGCGTTCGGTACTGTAGCCGATGGGAGACGTGTCCATATCATGAGTAGAGGAATTGACTACTCCCCGTTTGTTGCCCGGTATCTGAATGGTGAGACAACCTATGGTATCGCTGCAGAAATTGGGGTGAACGCATCAACTGTATATAGAGGATTGAAAAAACTTGGCGTAAAAATGCGTAATCAGGGCACAAGAAATCCAAATAAAAAATATAACAGCCCTCAAAAACGAAAAAAATCATTTGATTACGAGCAAGCTAAAAAACTATATGAATCCGGATTAAATCTGCGAGAAACAGCAGACTCCATTGGTGTATCAACTGGTGCAGTCAGGATGGCATTAGATAAGACTGGTGTTAAAAGGCGAAAACCGGGATTCAGCACAAAAGCATATAGATCGCATTCCTC